ACAATACTTGAATTCAGTATATCGTCTGTACCATCTTCGAAAACTGGTCCCTTCCATCTCCACTCAACTTTCCTGTTACCGTCAGGGACTAAGCCAACCACCCCTGGGGGTAAATCTCCTGTCTGAACTGCTTCTGTAATGGCTGCTTCTAATGTATTAGTGAATTCTGCTTCAGCTTGCTGGAATAAAGAAACCTCTTGGTTGTAAATTAATTCATCAGGAAGATCTTCCTTTATAGGAGCAACAGGTCTTTCGAGGCCGATAGCAGATGCGAAAGATTCACGGAATATTCTTTCTTCATGAAAAATAATTAAAGAGAATAATTTACATAACCCATATGTCAAAAGACCTCTACAGCGACGAGTTGCAGTAGTTGCAGCCCTACCATACAAAGATTTTATTTCATAGGCAGTAGCACCCGAACTGATACCTAATTCATCAACACCACCTAAGGCAGTTCTTAATTCTTCTCGATACTGCCTAGCATATAGATTTTGGTCGCCAGATACCGCGTCAGGGGTTAAATAAACAGCTCTATCAGTAGCTTCAACATTGGCAATAATTCGAGGAACTTTCATGCCAGAAGTGCCAGACCCAAAAGGCTCACTTACACGTGTAGAAGGTCTCCCCATTGCCGAAAAACCAGCCTGAGAGCTGATAGTAGGTCTCAACCCTTCGTCACTGCCTGACTCGACTAAGTCATGCTTAGGTCTACTAGAAACTAATGTTGGATTACCAAAGAAAGTAATGTTCGTCCGAATATTCTTAACTAAATCATCATGTAAGACTATCTGATCAGAAAGCCAATCGAAATCACCAGAAGCATCCATTCCTGTAGAACGCATTGTATTGAATGCTTCCACAGCAGGTATGAAACCTAAGCTATTAGCTAATGTTCTCGTAGAAGTTGGAGACCATGTAAAGTTTTTACCTACACCAGCTTCGAATGAAGGTTTTTCATTGGTAATAGACTCCTTGATGGTATCTCTCTTGACTTGTAATTTAACCCACCTCTCGCTTCCATTTTCTGCATTAGGAGTGGCTAATGCCCCTATACCACTACGTACTGAGAAAGAATAGATCAATTCAATCTCTTCTAATTGAGATCCAGCATCGTAATAAGCCCTGTAACTGTCTTTGCTAAACCACATCAAGCGATAACTATCGCCTACTGGACGAAAATAAAATAATCCTTTTCCGTCAATTACGAAATCATCAACAATTCCTTCTAGACGACTATCTATTTCATTCTCTTCGACTAGATCAGCTAAGAATAACCGTCTAAAACCAAAAGTATCTTGTGCAGGGAAAAACTCTAAACCCTGTCGCAGCATGAATAGTTTCATCTGCGCTAAGTGGCTATTGACAACCATCGTGTCAGTGCCACTAGAACCGTCTCGTTTTCTAGCGGCTTCTAGTAAATAACGAAATCGTTCAGTTGCTGGCTTGCTCATTCTATAATCTTACCTCCATTCGATTTGTGCGCCGCCTCTTTTCATAAGACCTTGAACAACAATTTGCAAGGAATCGGCACAGTCATCATGAGAGGCGTGACCGAAATTACATACTTCATCAACCATGCACGAAAAATCTCGATATTTATTGAAAATGATCTTCTTGCCTTGAAAAAGACCGATAATCCCTCTTAGGCGAGCAAGCTTATCTCCCCTAAAGCCTTTAACAGGACTAACACTACAATTATAGAGCTGCCATTCGTTGAAAAGAATCCGTTTAAGATCACCCTCAAAACTCTTTTGATAAGCAACAACTTCAGGCCAAATAATAACAGGCGAATCAGTTCTGAAATACTGCCCTTCTTTGTTAGTAGTTAAAAGATTCCATTCCAGTAATAATTCACACAATGCCTCTATCTTTTCTACATTTCCCATTGACCTCATCCTCTTGTAATCAATCACATAAACCTTGTCATCTTTCCTACCTGCCAAAGTAAATACAGTCCAATCATTTCTTTCTGTCATCCCTGCTGACAGATCAATTCCAATTCCAATCGTGTCGTATTCGTCGGGCACCTCACCTTTTATAAATAGTTCGGGAGAAATTCCAAGCTCAGTTGTTTTGATAGGTTGATTTAAATACTGATAAGAGAATGCAACACGATCATCAGCTTGCAATTTTAATAAGTATTTAACAGACCAAAAAGAAGGCCAGTAAGACTTAGGAGTACCACTATCGTCGTAATGTAATGCACCTTGGGTTATTACTTTCCATCCTTTCTTCTCGCAAAAAGTTGTAGTAAATAAATCGTCAAAATGGAATCTAGTTCCTAGTGCAATAGCTCTAGCACCTTGGAACATAGTAGGGACAATGACATTTGTCCAGTTCGATTCCATCTCTCTCCTGATGTCAGGATTGGCAATTGCTGCTGCACTTTTGATTGCGTCATCAACGATAATTAATGAGCTTCTTTTTGACGTAATTGTTCCTTTTAGTCCAGCACAAGCAACTGTAAAAGCATCCTCCCCCCTTACATCTATCTCGGCAAAATCAAAATCAATAGACCATAATTCATCGCTCGTGCGATGTTTAGATAATCGAACTGTCGGAAAAACTTCTTGGTATTCCTTATTGCAAATCAGATTTTTTATTGCAGCACTTTTGTTTCTAGCAACATCAACGTTATAAGAAACATAGAGTGTTCTTAATAATTTTTTAGCTTGAGCATGTCTTCCAATTAACCACGCTACTAAAAGTCCTATTACTGTTGATTTAGCACTACCACGAGGACTGAGTAGACATGTATTGGGACCCGCAATATCGAGCAAATGCTCGTTGCTTTCACCTGTTAAAAACTGTTTATGCCACACCTTCATGTGACGAGCTGCAGGTTTTCCCATTAGCTCGCAAAAATAAGCGAAGTTATTACGTGCTTTTAATACATGAGGCGGGGTCGTAACCACCTCTGGTTTGCTCGTAATAGATTGAGCAGCTATCTGAGCAGATCTCCTGCGAGCAAGAGAAATAGAAGCATTAGGCATATATCAAGTCTAAGCTTTATTCACTATTGAAGCTACATGAGGATGATTTTTTCTTTCTGCTGCCAACCTTTCCTTCCCACCCAATCTTGGAATTCTGCTTTGGCTTCTGGTGTCATATACCCAAAGATAACGTTCAACGCATGCTTTAGGGCATAATTTTTATCATCATGTTTGTCTAGTTCTAGTCCTCCATGCAAAGCGCAACATGCATCAAGGAGATCGTACATGGGTACTGGAATCTGAGCGTTTTGTTGTTCCCTATTCATGAATAGTGATAAACGTAATTTAGAGTTCTTTGTTCACTATATCTCATATTGTATGACCCAGGGAGGTGTCTTTGCATCGATCTTCCGAGTAGGTAGTAAATTGTACGCAACACTAATTCGGTCGCTATCTGAATTATTCTTGTCGGGTCTATGAAGTAAATAACTAGGGAACAGAATCATGTCTCCAGGTTCAACTTTGACAGAGACGTCTTTGTTCCAGGTGCGTCTTACTATTAGATCTACTGGTACTCTATTTTCTTGGTTGGATTGAGGAGCCTCTCTGGCTGTGTCGCGAAAAGTTATAGACATATCGGTTCCTTGCAGATACACGACGCAAGACATGAAAGATTCTGCGTGTGCATGGAATCCGAATCCTGTTTGTTGAGGTGCTTGACTATTTATCCAACCGGATATCATTTTCCACATTCCTATACTGCGCCCTCGAGGACAATAAGGATCGACAGTTTTTAGAACTTCATCTTGCAAAGGTCGATATTCGGGACGATTTAAGACATCTAAATATGAGAATTTTTCGGTTTTTAAATTGTCATGTTTTAGAGCTTCTTCTACGATTGTTTTTGGTAATGAGAATTTAGATACCCGAGTAGGAAATAAATCCATGTAACCATTAAGTTGAGACATGTCTTACTTTCTCTACTATTTGATCGATCACATTAACATCTAAACCCAAGAACGGTGGAATAATTCCAAGTATTCTTAGCAGCCCATCTAGGAATAAAGCAAGGCAAGTGAAGCCAAGAATCATGCTAATGATTGTTGCATTCCTATTATGTTGTCTCATTGAAGCTTCGTCTATAGCTTTAGCTTTAGCTACGGCGTCGGCCAACATGATGTCAACTTCTTCCTTTGTGTAACACAAGTGAGGTAGGATCTCCCTAATTTTTTCTTCAGTCATCCGTATAGGAACCCGATAAGAATAGACTACTTCTCGTCCATCATGTCCGCCCAGACGGATTCGTAAGCTAATTCCAAAGCATTAGTCACATCCTCGTTTCCCTTGAATATAGATTTCAGTTCTCTCATTACTTTGTCTGCTCCTGCCAGCACAAGACCTCTTCTGTCAGTACCTCGCGACATCTTTTCTACTTCTACTACATGCCCCCGTAACTCTTTTGACAGGTGGGCAATTCTTGTAGCTGCAGCGTCGGGCTTAACTAAATCAGCTTGAACCTGCTGTCTTAAATAGTCAATATCAGATTCTAATTTTATGGTTTCCGCTAATAACAACTCTCTACGGTTTAACTTAGGAAATCTTTTGTTAACCCATTTTTCTAGACTCGTGAAGCTACTCTCGTATCCAAGAACGACTGCGTACAGCCAAATCTCGTAAATAGAATAAGTATTCTCCGCGTAAGTAATAAAGGCTTCGTGGCGATCTTGATCTAAAAGTGTTAGAAAATTTTTGACCGAATTATCAGATGCTTCAGGCATTAACCAAAGAATTTAGATCCCTCTCTCCTTA